ACTGGCTTTATGGCTTCCGGTACGGCAATGGGCGCAATGCGGAAACTCAAGGATGGCGACAACCGCTACATCTACGACCCTGTAGTTGGCGGACCTGACACCATTCTCGGATTCCCCGTCATTGAGAACCCCAACATTGCCGCACCTGCGATTGACGCCAAGTCGGTTCTGTTCGGTCACTTCCCCAGCTACAAGGTTCGCCTTGCTGGTGGACTCCAGGTGGCTTCCTCTGCCGACTACGCTTTCAACACGGACGTGGTTACTTACCGCTTCCTGATTCGCGTAGATGGCGACCTGACTCACGCTTCGCACGTGCGTCACTTCGTTGGAGGCGCAAGCTAACCCAACAATCAAAGCTGGTATCCCCTGGGGTTGTAGGTCATCCCAGGGGATACCTCTTTTTCAGCTAGAATGGTGTCATGGCGATAACCAACGGCTACTGTACTTTGGCGGAACTCAAGGGTGCTCTCCGCATCACTGATAACGTGGATGACGCTCTGCTCGAAACCGCTATCAACTCATCCAGTCGTGCGATTGACGGATACTGTGAGCGCCGGTTCTACGATGAGGGTTCAGCCACCCGGTTGTTCCTGCCCACCGATTCATTCTTGGCAGACATTGACGACCTACAAAGTCTGACCTTGCTGGAAACCTCACCCGATGGCGAAACATTCTCAGACACTTGGACTGCGAATGACTATCAACTAGAGCCACTCAACGGCAAAGCCGGTGGCATCAGCACACCATTTACTCGCATTCGGGCTGTGGGCGATTATGTATTCCCAATCTGGGAGTTCAATAACGTGAACCATTATGAAGCCACCGTTAGGGTGACTGGGACCTGGGGTTGGGCTAGTATTCCTGACGCTATCAACCAGGCTTGCATACTTTACTCCATGCGCCAGTTCAAGCGTTATGACTCCCCGCTAGGAATCGCAGGGTTCGGGGATATCGGCGCGATGCGCGTCTCCCGTATAGACCCGGACATTGAGTCAATGCTTATGCCGTTCCGTAAAGTGAGTTTCGCGTGAGCATAGCTGACCTACGGAATGGGTTAGCCACCAACCTGGCGACTATCAGCGGGTTGCGGACTTCCATTGACATCCCCGATAACCCGAGCCCACCTATCGCCATTATTGCTTTGGAAACCGTGAGCTACGATGAGGCGTTCCAGCGTGGAATGACTATCTACCGTTTTACTATCACCTTGCTAGCTTCCCGGGCTTCAGAGCGTAGGGCTCAAGCCAAGCTAGATGAATACACTTCCGATGAAGGTGCCAGCTCAGTCAAGTCTGCTATCGAGTCAGATAAGACTTTGGGCGGGTCTGCTTATGATGTGCGTGTAACTGAAATGAGCAACTACGGTACGGTATCATTGGGAGAGGTAATGTACCTTGCCGCAGACTATGCGGTGACAGTATACGCAGATTAGGAGATGACTGTGGCAAAGTTTGTCGCAACAGATTACAACATCACTGTAGGTGGGGATGACTTTAGCACCAGCCTTGCCTCTGTGACCCTTGACGTAAACGCTGAGGAGCAAGAAACCACCAGCTTTGGTGACTCCTGGCGTGAGCGCATTGGCGGGCTCAAAGATGGGTCGGTATCCTTGGACTTTCACCAAGACTTTGGTGCCAGCTCCGTGGACGCTACTCTCTGGCCTCTGCTTGGTACTACGGTGGAAATCGTAATCAAGCCGACCAGCGATGCGACTTCCGCTACGAACCCCACTTACACCTTCAGCGCGCTTGTGACGGAGTATCAGCCGTTTGCATCGTCTGTCGGGGACCTAGCGACCCTCTCAGTTTCCTGGCCCGTTACAGGAGCTGTGGTAAGGGCTGAGTCCTAAAATGAACCCATTTGACCTACGAGTAATCTTTACTGACGGTTCAGAAAAGGTAGTGACCGCGATTGCGGCTGACCTGGTTGCGTTCGAGAGCAAGTTTGACTTGAGCGTAGCCAGACTTCAGTCCGAGGTGCGACTGACCCACTTGTTCTTCATTGCTTGGCATGTCCTCAAGCGCACTGGGGAAACCAAGGATGAGTTCGACAAGTGGATTGAGTCGGTCAATATCGTCACGGAAGCAGAAGCAAAAAAATAGCTGGCCTGGGTGACTCTAGCGTACATTGGCAGTTAGCAGTCATCTCAGTTGAAACCGGGATAAGTCCCCGTGAGCTGATGGCGTTAGAGCCCAGGATGCTATGGACAATGGCTCGCTACCTAATACATAGAAGCCAGAATCAGAACCGCAAGCGGTAGACTGGTTGTAGGGGTGAGTCATGCTAACAGCGCACGTGGATACAAGCGAGATGAAAAAGCTCGTATCCGAAATGAAGCAACTTGACCCCAATCTGCGTAAGTATTTTGTCAAGGAACTCAAGACTGACCTACAACCGTTCGCTGACCAGATTCAGGGCTGGATAAACCGTAACGCCAACCCGCCCTTATCGGGATTCGGCGGGCACGGTGGTCGGACCGCCTGGCCAACGTCAGTCAAGGCAACGGCTTACGTCACTCCTAGCTCTCGCAAGTCTTTGGCTCGTATCGAGGTATTCGGGCGTGGGCAGAACAAGGCGGCAGTCAAGATTGCGGACCTAGCCGGGACCAAGGGCACTTATGTTCGGACCACTCAGGGTGAGGCTCTCATCCAGGAACTGAACCGGCGATTCCGTAACCCCAACCAGAAGGCTGGGCGTTTCGTATGGCAACAATACATCAGTCGGCGTGGCGAGATGATTCACTTTATTGAGAAGACAATCAATGAGTTCGCGGAGATAACCGAGAGGCGTATCAGTGGCTAAGGGCATAACTATACCCATTGTCTACAAGTCAGACCTGAAGGGCTTGGACAACGCTCAGCGTGCCATCGTTGGATTCGAGCAACGCTCCAACCTGCTGAATAAGGTCATCGGGACCGGAATGGTTGTTGCGGCAACTGCCGCCACGACAGCGGTAGCTGGTCTGAGCTTCGCAGTCACCAAGGGATTCCAAAGACTTCAGCAGATTGAGCAAGCCACGTTTATGCTCAAAGGTTTGGGGCATGAGGCTGAGTCCATCGAGAACATTATGGATTCTGCGCTTGCCTCTGTGAAGGGGACCGCGTTTGGGCTAGGGGATGCGGCAACTATTGCGGCACAAGCAGTTGCGGCAGGTGTCAAACCTGGTGAGGAACTGACCCGTACCCTGTCTATCCTGGCGGATACAGCCGCAATCACGGGTAGACCGCTGACCGAGATTCAGTCCATTATGGGCAAGGTTACGACTAGTGGTAAAGCTACCCGCGTTGAGCTTCAGCAGTTGGCGGACCGTGGGCTTCCAATCTTCCAGATGCTCGCTGAGGAGATGGGTGTTTCTGAGGAAGCAATCTTTGAGCTTGCCTCTGCCGGAGCTGTCACTGGTGACATTCTTCAGGATGCTCTGGAGAATAAGATTGGTGGAGCCGCACTCAAGATGGGTGACTCTACCTCTGGCGCGTTTGCGAATACTCTAGCCGCAATCCAGCGTGTCGGGGCTAACCTGATTGGTCCCATCTACGACCAGTTTGGTGAGTTTTTTCGTGCCGCCATTGAGGGCTTAGGTCCGGTTGAGGAGATGGCTAAGAGTGTCGGTGAAACTATCGGCAAGTTCCTGAACCCCAGACTGGATGAACTGGTTGAGTTCGTTCGCAACCTGTCTGTCCCGATTGCCACATTCGTAACCTTTATGACGATGCTTCGGGACCGCGCCGGTGGAGCTGTGTCGGTATTCCAACCGTTGGTTACTTCGTTCCAGAACATGCTTGGTCAGTTGCCCCCGCTAATCCCCATTGTCAAGTCAATCTCTGACCTGTTCGCTCTGATGGCGATAACCGCATTGCCCACACTTTTGACGGTTATCCAGCAACTAATGGACCAAGCCATCCCGATTCTGATAGATGCGTTTGTGCGACTTGCCCCGCCGTTGTTGGAGATTGCCAACACAATGCTTGATGTGCTCGCGCCGGTCATTCTGGACCTAGCTGAGATGGCTATACCTTTGTTCGTTGAGATTCTCCAGGCTCTCATTCCTATTGTGGAGTTTGTGGCTAAGGTCATCGAGGGTACGGATGAGTCGCTTGTCAAGATTGGTGCTACCGTATTCGTGGCGGTGAAGGCGTTTGCTCTACTTCGTGCCGGGCTTGCTATCGGGCAGGGCTTGATGCTCGGGTTCAGCTTGGCAACTTATGGGGCTGTCGGGGCAACCTACGCGAACACGACAGCGCAGAAGCTGGGTGTCATCGTAGGCAACTTGCTGAACGGGACCACGCTTAGGAACGTAGCCGCTACGGTTGCTCATAAAGCCAGCTTGGTTGCCAGTACAGCCGCAACTATTGCTCACAACTTGGCTACGAGTAAAGCTGTTTTGGCTGTGAAGGCTTTTGGTTTGGCTTTGATTGCTAACCCAATCGGCTTGATTATTGCTGGGATTGCGGCTCTGACTGCGGGACTTATCTGGTTTCTGACTAATACCGAGTACGGGCGCAAGCTAGTTGGTGAAGTGTTTGCTTTTTTCACTTCAGTTGTTGAGGGTTTTGGCGAGCTATGGGACTACTGGTTCGGTGAAGTTATGCCCGCCGTATTTGGGTCACTTGTGGAGTTCATCGGGGTAGCTTGGAATGGAATCAAGGATGTGTTCAAGGCGGTCCTCAATTTCATCGGTGGTCTTATTGAGGGTTACATCAACTCATGGATTAGCACGTTTGAGGGATTCGTCAATACGATTATTTCTGGCGTGAACTTTATGATTCGTGCCCTCAACCGCTTGTCTATAACGATTCCGGCAATCGGGGATTCCCCGGAGCGCACTATCGGCTTCAATGTGCCAGAGATAGGCAAACTGGGCTTGCCCCGCGTGAGTATTCCCAAGCTAGCTGAGGGTGGTATCGTATCTGACCCAACCCTGGCGATGATAGGTGAAGCTGGTCCCGAGGCAGTTGTGCCGTTGAGCCGTGGGCGTGGGATGGGAGCAACCTACAACATTACGGTGAACGCTGGGCTTGGGGCTGACGGTCAGCGTATCGGGGAGCA